TCCGGAATAAACCGTGTGACGGATGACTGCCACATGTTTAATCGCAGCTGCTTGAAGACCGCTTCTTCTGCCGGGTTATCCAGTGCCTCCCTATACATATCCCTTACCCTGTCAATCTTGATCGTGGCTCCAAGGGAGGGATTGGCCCGGTACCAGTTATCCTCATCCTGCCAGTCCTCATCGTCCTCAAGTCCGTACACGACCGGGTAAAAGGTCGGGTCGATCTTCCTTCCGGCCAGTATGTCCTTTGCCTTTGTATGCAGCTCATAGCATATCGACTCCTTGTCTGTTCCTGCCGTCGTAATAAGAAAATACAGCGGCTGCTCTCTGGCATCGCCGGAGCCCTTGGTTAAAACGTCATACAGCTTGCGATTCGGCTGTGCGTGCAGCTCGTCAAACACCAGCCCGCTGACGTTCAGGCCGTGCTTGGTACCGACCTCCGCTGAAAGCACCTGATAAAATCCGGCATTGCTGTAATTGACAATCCTCTTTGTGGCCGCCATGACCTTCGATCGTTTCAAAAGCGCTGGTGTCATCTGCACCATCTGGTTTGCCACATCGAAAACAATGGAGGCCTGCTGTCTGTCCGCAGCTGCGCCGTAGACTTCAGCAGAAGGCTCCCCGTCTGCGTAGAGCAAATACAGCGCTACCGCCGCCGCCAGCTCGCTCTTGCCGTTCTTTTTTCCGATTTCCACGTAGGCCGTCCGGAATTGCCTGTGTCCCTCGTCATCCACGATGCCGAAGATGTCCCTCACAAGCCTCTCCTGCCAAGGAAGAAGCCAGAACCTCCTTCCGGCCCAGCGCCCTTTTGTGTGCCGGAGATTCTCTATAAACTTTACAGCCCGGTCGGCTCTGTCCTCATCGTAATGGGACGACTCCTGCATGAAGCGCGTCGGACTGTAATCTGTAAGCTTTGGATAATTTTCAGGTCTTGTCTCTGCCATCAACCGCTGCCCAGCAGATCTTCCATCTCATCGCCTGCAGGAGTTTCGGTATCTGCGATGATCCGGCTTCTGGATGCAGGTGTCAGGCCGAACTGCTCTGCAAAGCGATTCATGATCTTAAGGTAGGTCTGTGCAATCGAGACCTGCGGCACTTGCTGCCAGTACCCGGACGGTGTCCGGACAATGGTGCCATGCTGCGTGATGAATTCCTCCGCTTCCTTCCAGCGGGCATAGGCCTGACAGTATCCGGCAAACGCCGCCATGTCCACCTGTGTGAGAATGCCGATGGCCTCCATCTGCTTTGAAAGCCTGCGCCATTCCTTCTTCGCCTCCGGCTCCAGCCATTTCGGACAGGACGGAGCTTTCTTATCCGGTTTTGGTTCCGCTGTGTTCAAAGGCCGCTTTCCGGGATTCCCTTCCAGCACCTTGAGCGCAGTCGGTGTTGGCTTTCTGCCTCTTGTAGCCATGTTTCTCACTTCCTTTGTACGTAAAAAGGAGCCCTGCGGCTCCCTTCCCTTAAATATCGTCGTTGTTTAACATATCCCGGAGGTCTTGCTCATCCACCCGGATGCCGTCACCCTCCATATCTATAATGTAATCCTCGAGTTCTGCAGCATCCCTGCCGTACTCTTTTGCAATGGCCTTCAGCGCCTTCTTCGTAATGTTCTGCATCGCGCTTCCTCCTTAGTTGTATTCCTTCATCAGGATTGCCAGCGCAAGCTCTGTGTTCTCGTCGGTGGGCCTTATGTCCCAGCCTCTGTCGTAGCAGCATGCGAATTCGCCGTTCCTTTTAAGGCTCAGCTTGCTGATCCTGCCGCAGTCGATTCCCCAGTCGCTTCCTTCATCGAAGTGCTTGACGCTGTAATGGAAAATGTCCTTTTTAACCTTGATGCTTCCCTCGCTGAAGTATCCGTTGCTGTAGGTTGCTTTCTTCGTTGTTCTTGTCATGGTCTTTGCCCTCCGTGTGCTTTGTTTTCCCTTTCGGTACGTGTATATTCGCTCTACTTCGGGCACATATCCAGTCAATTCTGCATCATAATCTGCACAAAGATCTGCGGCCATAACTGTGTAATTTACATCTACGAAAAAAGGCCCTGAGGCCTTATTTTCTGTCCGCCACCTCGATGTAGTAGCACCTTTTTCCGTGGCCTTGGTCGACTCCGTAATCGGTGACCATCTTGTCCTTGCTTTTGCCGATGAGCTTTGCAGCTTCCCATGCGGATTCCTTGGTTGAGTAGTAGTAGCGTTCCATGTGGCTCCTCCTTATGCTCTTCTGACGTCGATCAGCCAGCTTGCTTCCGGGTGCGCTTTGCCGGTTGCCTTCTCGATCATGGTGCGTTCTTCGTCGATGTAGTGCAGGTGCTTTCCGACCTTGATGAAGCGGATGTCTTCGAAGCCCTTGTAGCTTGTTCTGTAAACCCGGGCCGTGCGGCTCTCGCCGTCGTAGCTCTTTCCGTCCCAGCCGCCGAAGGTGAAGGTCACCTTCTCGTTTGTCCTTGTAAAAAGCTCCTCGAATTCCTCGCGGCTAATGCTCGTGTCCCAGTCTCCGATGGTTCCGAAGTGTGTTCTCATCTCGTATGCGTTCGTCATGGTCTTTGCCCTCCGTGTGCTTTGTGTTTTCCCTTTCGGTAGTGTATTAATCACTCTTTTCGGGACTTATATCCAGTCATTTCTGCGATATAATCTGCACAAATATCGCGGCGGAGAACTGTGTATTTTATGCCTTCTCAATCCGGCAGGTCATGCCGTCCACCTGCGTTATCGTAAACGACTCTCCCCTAAAGGAAAGCTCCACAATCCGCATATAAGCGTATGCATTGCTCCGGCTCCTGTCGCTCTTTATAGTTCCTTTCTGAATCATGTATGCCGCAAGGTTCTCCATAAGGCGCTGCTTGGCATTTGCCTTTTCATTCCAGTTCATCTGCAGCTCCTCCCATCAGGCGATGTCAAACCCGATCCCGGGCATCTTGGTGGCTTCCTCGTCGCCCCAGCGCTCTTCGCGGCGGGTAACTGTCTCAAGCCCTGTCATCGTGCAGCCAAGCTCTGCCAGAAGGTGAATCCCTTCCATCAGGGCCGTGCTCCTGTCGGTGACTACGATGTGGTTTATGCCTGCCGCCTTCAGCGCCTTGATGAAATCCGGCGTATCCTTCTCCCAAGGAAGGTCGTTTACCTCGAAGGCGTCCGTGTTCCGCATCAGGCTGTTCGCCCAGCTGTAGTAAGCCGTCATCTGGCCTTTGGAAAATGGGAACGGGTGCTTTTCTTCTTCTGCGTACCAAGCCTTGAGGGCTTCCTCATCGATGTCCTTTGCGGCAAGGATCGCATCCTTTATTTTCTTCCGCTCAGTGCGCTCATCCTCGTATGCGTATCCAGCTTTCTTCATCTCTTCGAAAAATGTGTTGTTCTTCATGGCGTCCTCCTTGTGTGCTTTGTTTTCCCTTTCGGTAGTGTATTAATCACTCTTTTCGGGACTTATATCCAGTCATTTCTGAGACATAATCTGCACAAAGATCTGCGAGGAGAACTGTGTAATTTACACCTGCCAGTCGGCGGTGCAGTGCCAAGCACAAAGCGAGATCTTCGGGATGATTCCGACATCCTCCAAGGCCTCCGCCGTCCCGCACTCATCACAAATCGTGATGGCAGCTCTCCGGCTTGTGGCATGCCTGTCAAAGGACTCGAGCGCCTTACCGCATCTCGGGCAATGTCCCGGCCCTGTCTGCCGTTTTCCAAGCCAGTTTAAGGATTCCTTGATTTCATCCTCCGAGGCCACCCTGTGGCATATATCTTCGCCGTACGCGACCGATAGACTCCCGCCGCTGTCCCATGCGACCATGATACTTCCGATGTCGTCGACGCCGGTGACCGTTCCCTGCGTCCCGATGGGCGGTGCCTGCGGATCATCCATCCTGTCGAGTACGATCCGGCACCCTGCCGGGTAGTGCTTCCTGATCAGTTCCACCATTTCTTTTGTCGGATAATTCATCTCGCACCTCCTGTTACGCTATCGACCAGTGCCTGCTCTAAAATCTCTCTGTCAAACCCAAAGCGCTGATACCCTTCATCAAGCACACCGTAGTATCCTGCGGTCGGTGCATGAAGGCTTCGGCAGTCCGTCATGATATAGACCATTGCCGTCACCGTGACCGGCTCTCCTCCTGAAAGCGGTGTGACCTTCACCTCGAGATCCCGCTTGATGTAGTAGTGCGGGTATCCTTCATACCGGTCAAGGCTCTTCTCGTCGCTTTCCGTGATCGTCCAGACAAGGACGGGCGTCGTTCTTCCCTTCTTCCTTTTGATGGTGGCAGGCCCTTTAAAAAGAAGCTGCCAGCCGTCAAGCTCTGCGGTGCCGAAGGCTGTAGCCTCCGGACACCTGCGTGCCATCTGGTCGATGGAAAGGTTGCTTCCGTATGCGATGTAGTATTTTGTCATTGGTTGTCTCTCCTTCCTTATGCGTTTCTCCATGCGCAGTTGCCTTCCATGTTCCGCATCAGGATCGTGCGGGCCGTCTTGAACTCGTCACCGATGAATCCGAGGCGGAGCATCCAGCAGCGGAAGGCGTAGGCTTCGTTTTCCGTCTGCTGCGGCTTCGGGCTTGCGAATCTTACCTGCTTGGCCAGCTGACTGATCGCGAGGCAAAGCTGGATGTAGGCCTTGAGCTCTCCTGCGTGGAGGCCGCCCTTCCTGCCGTTTCCTTCCTCTGCGAACTGGAAGCACCGGAATTCGATGGTTCCGTGTGTCCAGCAGGCGTGAAGGTTTGTCATGTGGTAGCGGCTGGAGTCGTAATGCTGGTGGCTTCCGTCATGGCCGTTGTACCAGAGCCTCTTGAAGGCTTCGAAGCTCGTGGGCTTCTTCTTGTTGATCCGTGCAAGGAAATCCGGGTCGATCGTCCTGCAGTATCTGCTCTGTCTGTAGGAGTCCAGCCTGATTGCCCTGCCGATCTGCGTCTCATGCGCCGCCATGATGTTGCAAAGGTTCCGAAGGCTCTGCGGTGTGTGGTTCCCGAGGCCGATGTGGATGTGTACTCCGCAGCCCCTGCTCGGGCAGCTCTTGCCGCCTGCGTGCCGCATCTGCCGCACCAGCTCCTGAAGCGTCTCGATGTCGTCGTAGTGAAGGATCGGAGTGACCAGCTCGCATTTTTCTGCGTCCGGCCCTGCGATGGAAACGTCCTTCTGGAATTTCCATTCCCGGCCCTGCGTATCCCATGCGCTCCAAGTCTGGTAGCCGTTCCGGTGTGCTGTGTTTTCGTACCGGTCTGTCCCGAAGAATCTGGCGGCTGTTCTTGCTGCCTTCTCCCGGGTGATGTTGTTCATCTCGACCTCGACCCCGATGGTCTGCTGCTTCATGGCTTCAATCTGTCTTGTGGTTGTCTCTGTCATGGCTAATCTCCTTGCTCCCTTGCGGGTGTGTGCTTTCGTTTTGTTGTGTGTATATATCACTCTGAAGCGCACTAATAGCAAGTTGATAATCGCCTGTAAATCCAACAAATATCAGGCT